GAACTCCTTCAACTGTAGGTAGTATAACTGTTACAACAGCTGGTTCTGGATACAAAACTGGTGATGTTCTTGGTGCAACTGTGGGTGATACTGGTACTGGTTTGAGATTTACAGTTGGTGCAGTATCTAATATTAATAGTTTACTTTTACATGAAGTTCAAGGAACATTTGATACTACTAATACATTAACTAAAGCGGGTTCAGCAATCTCTAATAGTGTACCATCTACTGTTAATACAGTATCTTCTGATAAAGATGGATTGCATATTAAAGTCTTCCATAGAAATCATGGTATGCACGCTGCAAATAATAGAGTTACTATTTCTGATGCAGTAGGTATCAATACAGTAACAACATTAAGTCAAAAATATTCAAATAGTGCAACTTCTGCTATTAAAGTTGATAGTGTAGCTAATTTGGGAGATTTTGAAGGTCTTACGGTTAGTACTTCAAACCCAGGCTATATTCAAATTGGTGATGAAGTTATTAAGTATACAGGAACTAATTCCAGTACTACTCCAAAACAACTTACTGGTATTACAAGAGCTATAGATAATAGTGTTGCTGCAACACATGATGCTGCTACTAAGGTACGCAAATATCAAACTGCAGGCATTTCATTAAGGAGAATTAACAAAACTCATTTATTATCACAATCTAGTATTGCACCCGATCTTGATAGTTATCATATTAAAATTGATGTTAGTGCTAATGGTAATGGTACAACCAGAGATGGAAGTAGTTCTACTATACCATTAAGAATTGATAAAACATTATTAGATGGTGGTGAACTTACAAGAGCAACTCAAAATATTCAATTTGAAGCAATAACACCACTGGTAGAATTCTTAACTCCTGTTGATACTCAGTTAAGTGGTAGAGTTAGAACAGTTACTGGAACTAGTGCTAATGGTACTGAAGTTTCATTTGCAGATGAAGGATTCTCTGATATTGCATTGAATGGTGTTAATTATTTTGACTCTCCTAGAATAATTGCTTCTAAGATTAATGAGACAAATTAATTAAGTGCATTACCTGGTAATAAATCAATGAATATGCAAATTAATCTGTCAACTTTTGATTCTAGAGTATCACCTGTGATTGATTCCCAAAGAATGAGTGCTATCTTTGTTTCTAATAGAGTTAATGCTCCTATCGGAATTAATAGTTATACAACTGATAGTAGAGTTAATTGTCTGTTTGATGATCCTAATGCATTCCAATATCTTTCTAAAGAAATTGCATTAGAAAATGCTGCATCTTCTGTAAAAATTATGGCAAATGTCTATCTTAATGATAGTTGTGATATTAGGGCATTCTATGCAATCAGTAACAATGAAAACTTTAATCCAGTTTATAGACCTTTCCCAGGATATGACAATCTTAATGAAAGAGGAGAGGTAATTGATCCTGCTGATAATGATGGAAAACCTGATAAATTTGTCGCACCTACTAACAATGAATTAGTAGAACCCTCTGAGAATGATTTTAAAGAAAGAACTTTCACTGCAGATGATCTTCCTTCTTTCAAATATTATAGAATTAAACTTGTAATGACTTCTACTAATCAAGTATATGTTCCTCGTGTGAAAAATCTTAGAGTCATAGCACTTGCTTAATATGTCTTATCTTAAAGTAGAGGGTCATAGTGGATTGTTTAGAGACCCTAAAACCAATTCTATCGTGAATCAAAATGCCACTGGATATAATGAATACATTGCTCAGAAGAAACTGAGATATAATGAAAATGATAAAATAGATAATATGAAAGATGATCTTGATAATTTAAAAAATGAGATTAATGAAATTAAATCTTTACTCAAGGAGTTAGTAAATGGCTAATCAAAATATAACATTTGATGTTGCATCAGGAACTCCTTATGAGTCTAATTTAACCATTAATGGTGGTGCTAATTTTAGTAATATATTTACAGTAACTAATCCTAACGGAACTGCTTTTAATTTTACTGATTATAGTGGTTCTTCTCAGATGATTAAGAGTGTTGCAGTAGGTGCTACAGATATTGTGGCTGCGACTTTTTGTGTGGGATTTACTAGTGAAGCAGGTGGAAAAATAGAAATTTCTTTAGGGTCTACGCAAACTAGAAGTTTGGCAGGGGGAAGATATGTTTATGATATTTTAGTGAATTCTGCTTCTTCATCTAATACTACAGATGTACTAGAAACTGCTATATCAGTAGGAAGCACTGCGGGTATTGGAACAACAACATTTACTTTGAATAAGGTTACTAATGTTGCTGTTGGTGACTCTGTAACAATTAGTGATCAACTTACAGATGTACCTGTAGTTACCGTTTCTACGGGTAATACCATTGAAGTGGGAACTGCCTTCACATCGGGGTCTCAGATCCTCCCTGGTACTGCTGTAACCTTCAGTAGGGTATCTACAGCATCTACGATTTATAGGTTAGTTCAGGGTTCGATTATAGTTAAAGCAGGTATCTCTTCTGCACCTTCCTAAATAATTTCACAGGAATAATAAATACATGGCACAACCAGCAAGTCGATCTCAGTTAATAGATTATGCTAAGAGGCAGTTAGGAGCCCCTGTGCTAGAAATTAATGTTGCTGATGAGCAAGTAGAGGATATATTGGATGATTCTATCCAATATTTTCATGAAAGACATTTTGATGGAGTATTACAAACATACTTAAAATATCAGTTTACACAAGAAGATGTTGATAGAGGAAAAGGACCAACACAAGCTAATGTTAGTGGAATAACAACAACTACTACTTCTTCAACTATTAATGGGGTAGCAGTTGAATTTGATTGGAAAGAGAATAGCAATTATTTACAAATACCTCCTGCTGTTATTGGTGTTTACAAGGTGTTCCGTTTTGATGGAAGTAACACCGTTAGTAATAATATGTTCAGTATTAAGTATCAGTTATTCTTAAATGATGTTGCTTTTAATCTTGGATATGATGGTCTTTTAAGTTATGCAATGACAAAAACTTATTTGTCTGATATTGATTACTTATTGACTACTGAAAAACAAATAAGATTCAATCAAAGAATGGATAGATTGTATCTTGATATTGATTGGGAAAGTGTTACTGTAGGTGATTGGTTAATTTTGGATTGTTTCAGAACTCTTGATCCAAATGATTATACAAGAGTATATAATGATTCTTTTCTTAAAAAGTATTTTACAGCTAATTTAAAAAGACAGTGGGGACAAAATTTAATTAAGTTCCAAGGAGTAAAACTTCCTGGTGGAGTTGAACTTGATGGTCGAGCAATCTATGAAGATGGAATGAAAGATCTAGAAGTAATAAGAGAGATGATGTCCAATACTTATGAATTACCACCTCTAGATATGATAGGATAATGGCATTAAATCCCTTTTTTCTACAAGGATCGACGAGTGAACAGAATCTTGTACAAGATTTAATTAATGAACAATTAACAATATATGGTGTGGAGGTTCATTATCTTCCTCGTCAATATGCAACAACGAATACTATTATTAGAGAAGTAATTGAATCTAAGTTCAATAATTCTTATCCTATTGAGGCATATGTAGAAAATTTTGATGGGTATGGAGATAATACCGTATTGCTTTCTAAGTTTGGTATTCAATCCAATAAGGAATTAACTGTAACTATCTCAAGAGAAAGATATCAAAATTATATTTCCCCTTTAATAAAGAATTTACCTGATATTGATTTACCAAATGTTGAAATATATGATAGACCCAGAGAAGGAGATTTAGTATATTTCCCATTTGGTGATAGACTATTTGAGATTAAGTTTGTAGAGCATGAGAAACCATTTTATCAGTTAAAGAAAAATTACGTATATACATTAACTTGTGAACTATTCAGACCAGAAGATGAGGTTATTGATACTGGTATTGAGGATATTGATGATACAGTTGATGTAGACTTTAACCTCCGCACTCTTACTTTGGTAGCTGCAGGAAGTACTGCAACAGCAATAGCAGGAGTTGTAACTACTGGTGGTATTAATCAATTTGTTATAACTGATAGAGGTGAAAGATACACAGCTGCCCCTAATGTAGCAATTTCATCTTCTCCAACAATAGGAGGTCAAGCGGTTGGTATTGCAACTCTTCTTGATGGAATTATTAATTGTGATGGAACTGAAATAGGTTCTAAGGTACAGGGAATCTATGTACAAAATCCAGGTATTGGATATACCGATAATCCTGGAATTGTTGTATTAAGTAGCAACACGGATGGGGTGGGAGCTGCTGCAACGACTAGAATTAGTGATAATGTGGTTGGTGTTGTTACTATTACCGATGGTGGTTCTGGATACACCACTGCACCTTCTGTAACCATTAGTGGACCTGGTATTGGAACTACTGCATCTGCTATTGCGGTTGTAAGTTCTGCTGGTACGATTTCCAATGTTTACATGTCATATGCTGGTGCTGGTTATACTGTCGCACCTACAATTACTATTGGAACTCCTTATATGGCAGGAACAGGAGACTTTATCGATAATGAGACTGTAACTGGTTCTCAGAGTGGTAAGACAGCGATTGTTAAGACTTGGAACGCTGTAACAGGTGTATTAGTCATATCTAATACTACAGGAGACTTTATAGCAGGTGAGAATATTACTGGATCAGAAAGTGGAGCTGTTTATCAATTGAAGACAGAACAATTGGATAATACGGTGAGTGAATATCCTGATAATTTAGAAATAGAAACTCAAGCAGATTCTATTCTGGACTTTAGTGAAAAGAATCCATTTGGAACTCCCTAAATATAATACAATAGGTTTATAGAAATGTTTGAGTATTTTTATCACGAAATATTAAGAAGAACGATTATTTCGTTTGGAACACTTTTTAATGGGATAGAGATTCAGCATGATGATTCTGATGATAATGTAGTAAGTACTATCAGAGTTCCTCTTGCATATGGACCTACTCAGAAGTTTTTAGCACGTCTTCAACAATCACCTGATCTTAATAAACCAACTTCAGTGACATTACCTAGAATGTCATTTGAATTTACTGGATTGCAATATGATGGATCAAGGAAAGTAACAACAACTCAAACATTCAAATCACATACAGTAGGAATTGCAACGGCTATAAGAAAAACCTATATGCCTGTTCCATATAATATGTCTTTTGAACTTTCAGTATTTACGAAGTTGAATGATGATATGCTTCAGATTGTAGAACAGATATTACCTTATTTTCAACCAGCATATACATTAAGTGTTGATCTAGTAAGCACCATTGGAGAGAAGAGAGATATTCCTGTTATTATTGAAAACATTACAATGGAAGATGATTATGAAGGGGATTTTACAACTAGAAGATCATTAATTTATACATTTAGATTTACAGCAAAAACCTATCTATTTGGTCCTGTTGGAACAAGAGCAGAAGGAGACAAAGATCTTATCAAGAAAGCAACTATTGGATACATTGCTGGTGGATATACCAAGACTCCAAGCAGGAATGTTACTTACTCTGTTGTACCTCGTGCTACGAAGGCTTATGATAGTAATGTAACAACTAATCTTAGTGTCGATCTGGGTGCAACTGGAAATATGATTCAGGTTAATGACTCCTCTGGTATTGCCGAAAATACTTATGTTATTGTAGATAGTGAGTCTATGTATGTTGATAAGAAGGATGATACCGATACGAACAAACTCTTTGTTAATAGAGGAGCAGATGGTACTTCTCCGACTGCTCATGTTGCTGGTG